CTGAGGAGTCATCAAGTCATTGATCTTATCGAAGATCTTCTTGCCAAACTGAAAGAGAAAGACCTTGCCTTCGTTCTGAGGATTTGCAGGATCTTTGACTACATAGATGTTAGACACATAATGTAGACGACGCTTCTGCTTACGGGCAACATCTTTGTTCTCTTCAAGACCAGAGTTCCAAAGCTGAGAGTTGTACTCAGACACAGGATCCTTCTGATTAAGAGTGGTCAAAGACTTTTCAATGTACCAACCACCTGGACCCTGGAAACCATGGTCGAAGTACTGAACCCAAGCATAGTCTTCATTTGGATGGGGAGGAAGGAAACGAATGACCGCATATCCATTGCCAGCTTTGTCTACATCTGGCTTCCAGAAACGATCATCTTCCTTTGAATTAGAACTCTGTTTGGTGAGTTGAGAAGCAAGTTTCTCAAACTGATTCTTACGAGTCTTATTATAATCTGCGAATGAAAATGCCATGTATATCTCCTAGTATTACAGTGTATGTTTGTATATTTCTTGTCCACATCATCATAGTGTACAGTATATTTATACCATATCCCATTAATTATGTAAACCTTTCTCGTAAAGCTTTCTTACATACTTCACGATCAAATCGAAGGAAAGGTCGGTACTTTGTACACTTACGATATACATCATTCCATATAATCCTCTCTTCGATCTTATCGTTCCAATGCTTGAAGAACTTTAAGATATCGTTTAAGATAACAAGCGTCTCTATAGAGATCTCGTTTCTTAAGAACTGCCTGAGCAAGTTAGGATGTTGCCCATCAGTTACCATTAGATTGTCATTTAGATCATCACCTAGCTTATCCAGTTCATTCTGGAACATATACCCTAAAGACTGTTGACGCTTAAGCCAACCAGTATATGTCTGTTCTGCCTCATTACCTAAAAGATCTCTGACCCAAGATACATCCTTATCGATGAAGTTGGCTAGAAGGAAGTTCTCAAGATCCTTTCGTTTGGCCAATTTATAGAAGAAGAATCTATCTTTTCTCGATTCAAAAGATGAGAGACGGGCACTCACTTTGCCACCATACTTAAAATAATCGTACCCGTCTCTCGTGAAATGTTGTTTAAGTGCTAAGTATTTCTGGTATGCTTCAAAAGCATCTGTCATACTGGAAGTTTACCTGTCTTAGGAAGATAGTTAGCGTCCTCAGCTTCTTGCTGAATCTTTGCTTTAATCCTACTTGAACTACGAATCATAGCTGCTACCGTTTCGATTTCGAGTGAGTTTAATTCACAATAGTGAAGAACAGCATCTAAGTAGTCTAGCTTAGACTCTTTGACATATGCCTCGATCTCTTTGACGAACTCTTGTACTGGCTTTACTGATTTGATGTTTACTTTTTTCATAGTTTATAAAACACATGTTTTCCTATGGATACGGTCTTTTTACGTGGATTCGCCCATTTAGGACGAATGTCCCTTCGATGAAAATTAGTTGCTCCTTTTGTAATGTCATGCATCACTTCATGGTTTAATATGACTTGTTTGGCGATCTTACGGCATTTACTATAGGTATATAAATCACGCACTTTCGGTGTTTTTTGGCATGTCCAAGAAAACTGGCACTTATATCGATTTCTTTGATGAACAATCTTACATATAGTATTCGGATACTCGTCGTCTTTTAATCTATTAAGCGTAACAAGAGCAACAGCTTTTTTACCTATGTCTTTTTCGCTTCTTGCTTCAAAGTAAACGTTGTCTGTAAGACATTTTATTTCTTTTTCATTCAAGATTTTATTATATGGTTTATATCCTACTTTTTGTGTAATTGGCAGAGGTACAGTAGGATTAGTGTTATAAGAAGTTGTTATGGGTGCGCATGCTAATACGGCGCACAATAAAAAATGATTGAACATATGTTCCTCCTTATTTAAGGGAGAGGACTAAGTCCTGTTAAAAGAATCACTTAAACATGATGAACGCCTGCAGGATTAAATGGTGCTGGCGGAGAGAATCGAACTCCCGACCTGAGGTTTACAAAACCCCTGCTCTGCCTGCTGAGCTACGCCAGCCAACACAATCTTATTTATAGTTTGATCTGGTTACGCAGTTTACGACGCGGCCAGTACAAGTAGTAATATGCACGAGTCTCGTTGACTCCGCATTCATCGGCAATCAGCTTGACCACTTCTTTGGTCTTAAGGCTAGCATTGGCCAAATAGATGCGTTCTGCGGTTTCAAAGCCAACTCGAGTGGCTTCTTTACGGGGAGGATTGGCAAACTTTTCTTTATTCATGATGTATCCTTTATGCTAGGTTGTTTTCACATTTACAAGCATATAATACCGTATTTACGAAATAATGTACATAGGCCTGGGATCAAATAATTGGAGGACAATAGTACTTCAAATACATAGACTTGCTTATCTTGTATGCCTCTTTCTCCCAGGGAGAAGATAAATTGTACCATTGATCGTTCATGTCTTCGTATATCTTTTTCTTCCATCTAGTCTTTCCAGATGCATAATCTGCTAGTTCTCCAAGAAGATATTGTTTGACATGAACAAGTTCATGGATATATGTTTGAATTATTCCTATATTGGATAGATTAGACTTTAAGTATATAGAAAATGCTCTAGGCTTATAAGGATTATCTCTCCAATAACACAATCCCCAAGCTTGTTCTTTTTCCGTAATCTTATCATCTATTTTCAAATGTATCTTTACATTCTTAAGAAGAAGAGGTCGTCCTTTTACTAGTTTAGGTAATACAAATAGAGTCATCTCTTTTAAGTGTTGTTTCAATTTCTGATCATGACAACAAGAGATTCTTATTTGCATTGATTACCTATCGTGATATTCTTTAAACACCTGCTTAACTTTTTCTTTATAATCACTGGCATTCTTAATAAAGAATTGAGGCTCATTATCTTCTACTGCTATTAGAATAACGATTTTAGGTACTTCTATTCCCTTTAGTTCTTTGATCGCCATTGCATAAGTGGTTGTCTGTAGAAAATAATTTTCAATTTCATCTTCTGTTTTAAGACGACTTGAAGTCTTAAAATCTAAGATAACGTTTTTACCACCCATCTTGCAAAATACGTCTATTCGACCTGCGGTTTTAAGTTCATGTGAATAGATAGCAATTTCATTACCATAGACTTCGTCGATATAATCTACATATCTTTGTATAGATCTAAACATATCGACTGCAAGCGGTGGCTGATTACCGCAGAAGTCTTCTTTATTGCGAATATAATCTTCACATATTTTATGAAGTCGAGTCCCACGATTTGAAGCTCTCTGAGAGATACGATTAGCTTCTTCTTCCCCTACCTTTTTACGCCATTCATATAACCACGATTTATCTCTACTTCCTAATACAGTGGTGACAGATGGATACTTTTCTCCAGTAGGGGTCGTATAGTATCGTTTATTATTCTCGGTAAAAGCTTCTAGTTCATGGAACTCGACTTCGTTTAGTGTAAAAGTTTTACTACGTAAGACCAAGGGTATTTTTAGCAATTATATATTCCTTCACTAATCCAGATCTCACTATGTCATCTACTTCAAATTCAACGTGTGAGAACCCATTCATTTTATCTAATACGTCTATAAACGTTATTAGTCCATTTCTATCGTTATGATAGACCAAATCTGACTGACGATAATCTCCACATAACATCATCCTGCAGTTATCTCCTAAACGAGTAATAACCGAATCAAGTTCATGGAACGTTAGATTATTTACCTCATCAACGATAACTATAGTATCATGAAATGTATTTCCTCTGATAAAAGAAGTTGTAGTAAAGTCTATGATATGTTTGGTCTTGAGAAGCTCATAGGCATCTCCTCGTCCAAACAAATCTGTGCAGATACCTTGATAAGGTAATTCGAAGACTTTAGTTTTTTCTTTGATAGATCCCGGTAGGAATCCCATATCTCGTGTAGGAACTACACTTCTGACTATAAGGATTTTCTTATAATATGACTGCGTGTTATAAATTTCTTTCAGTGCTAGATAAAGAGAAATAAAGGACTTACCTGTTCCAGCAAGTCCATGAAGTAAAAGATTTTGACCTGCTTTCCATTGTTGAAAAGCTAGCTTTTGATTTTGTGTTATCGGCTTTATAGCTTTCAGATTAAGATGGTGTTTTTGAATCGGAGCATCTTGATCTTTAAAGGTCTGCTGTCTTTTCTTTTTCTTGTCTCTCCTAAAATGTATTAATTGTGCTACGTCGATGTGCTCGTTTAATATCTTTGAGTTTGTCTCTAAAAGCATCGTCGGGTTTCCTCAACCCCAGCCTAATTGGGTCTCCGATTCCAACAGGATGGAGTACTTGTTGTAGTTGCGGGTTTTCCACGAGAAACTCATCCTTTTTTGCGTATGAAGAGAAGAACTGGTCAAACACTTCATCCGTTTCACTATTACGAAATGTATACGTAGGCATTAATCTTCATCCTCAGTGTATTTAATGAGCGTTTCAATATCACGTGTTTTAAGAGCGTTATAGACTACTTTTTCTTTCTTCTTAAAACCCTTATGTGATCGTCTTGTATTTGGAATTGATTCATAAAGATCTTTATCTTGAGATCTTTTTTCTCTAAACGACTTGCTCATGCCTCTTCTTTAATTGCCTCGATGTTAAGATCTGGAAATGCCTGTTGTGCGACTTTTTTAGTCAATCCTTTGAAAGGTAGTTTTCTATCTTTCATAGCAATCAGTAATTTTGCATCCTGAGGATGCACTGATTCCAATAGTTGAATGAATAAAAATTCTCTACGAGTTTTGGTTAAATCTGGATTACCACCTTCTACAAACAAATATAGTCTACGAAGTTCACTGAGTAAACGACCTTCGGCATCTAATACGTCTGTAGGTCTAAAAGGAGGTTCACCTTCAGGTAAAAGCCACTTAATATTTTGGTCATAGGCTAAACCAAATATTGCTTTAAATGCTGCTACTCTTGGATGAGTTACAATAGCTTCGACTTTTTCTTTGGTGGTTTTAAGTTCTGATATAACAGATAACTGTTCGTAAAGTGATTTATACATGTTTAACCCTAAAAATCATTAATGGATTCCATCAACACCTTCAATCGATTCTTAATCATATAGTTCATGATTTTAGATCTATTCTTACCAGTCTGTTGTTCAAACTGAGTCATGATAGCTTCGCGAATGTGTGTTGGTGTAAAACGAAGATCAATTAGACATTCATTTCGTTTATAGTTACGCAGTAGTTCTTCATTACAAAATTCTTGTGGAGTAGAATATGAAATCCACTCGGAAAGGTTCTTCTTAAGAATAGGCTTTTGTCTGATGTTATCGACGAAACTGTTGTCTTGAGACAAGAAGTTTGGAATACCATCACCAACGTCGCCTTTAATAATGTGTTCTTTCATGAACTTATGAGGATCATCTGCTGAAACATATTTCTTATTTATAGGATCGAATTGTTTCACCGTAACTGCACTATTGTACGAATGTAGTTGGATGAAGTCTTTATCACCAGATAGAATCAAGATATGTTCTTTTTGAGATGGATCTCGCTTAGAGAATTCTTGTACCAATACACCAATTACATCATCTGCTTCTGCGCCATCAAGATGGATTACAGGATATGGGAAGTTATCTTTGATTTCTTCGCGAATAGTGTTTAGGCAATTAAAGATCAAAGACCAATCGATTTCAGATTCTTCACGATTCTTTTTTCGATTGGCCTTGTAATAAGGAAATAC